CTGGTTCTTGCGCTTCCTTAGCACGGATTCGCGCCCCTTGTATTATATGAACTGGCACTAAAAGGCAGTGATTGCCCAACAAGAGAGCAGATCCGCAATCCACACCTCCAGCAGAAACTATAAAGGTTGCATTCTTAACCAGGCGTAACATTGTGCGGGTTGGATCCTTGCCAGACTGGGTACTAACGTCAAGCATCTTAGTCCTTGGCCTGGACCCGATATAAACGCCTTTGGTAGAATTCCTTGTTGAGTTATTGCTGCCAGCAGTTTTTTGTTGATCATACTGAGTTTTAGTCGATGTACCACTAAATCCCCTAAAGAGGGCGTAGACACCAGCACCTGCAGTTATAATCGCAGCAACGGCAGCGATGGCTTTACGCCATTCACGTACTTTAGTAAGCACGATAGTTGATGGTGTTGTGGGAGATAGCTTATCAGGTAAGATTGCCTCCGCATACGCTCGAAGAGCTCGTTGCTGGAGATCGCCCTTGCCTCTATTAAGCGTCTTTTGATACTTCTTCTCATCGTAGGGCAGTGTCACATTGATGAGTCCAACTAACTCCTTTGGTGTCGCAATGATCTCAAATTTCTCGTCCTCACCACCCTGAGCAATGACATCGATGCGTTTCAAATCAAAACGATCAATACTGGATGGTAGGGCATTGGATTTGGCCAAAAATTTGGCATATTGGGAGAACAGATTACTCTCCATACCACGTTGGCGCAGCAAATCTTGAACCACCCCACCAAATGTGAGTGTATCACCCGAGATTGTTTTGTATTGGTCTTGGTAGGTAAAGGTTTTAAATGCCCAATTGTCCTCATGAAAAACACCAGGATTGCTGAGAGTCACCTCAAGACACAATTTCAACCTACGTGTTATGGCACCAGGGGCATGCACGACATCCCTAAAGAAAGTCGGGTTATTACCAGTGATGATAACCAAAACTGGTTCAGCGATCTCATTGTGGTCCTTGTCATGCAAAGAGGCTTGAGGGACGCGAAAAGGGGCAGTGTTGATCAAACTAATCAAGCAAGCATTTTCCCTCACTTTCGTCGCAGCATCATTCATCTGTCCAACATCGTCAATAAAGATGATCGGTTGTTTTTTGAAACCATCCCAATGATCTTGTGCAAAATTTGGCGTATAGACATAGTTCGAATAGTTGGCTTCAAAGTCTCGAAACTGTATATTCGATTTAGTGTATGATCTCATGAACTGGAAAGCCAACGCGGTAACGGCAGAACTCTTGCCAGTTCCCGGCTTACCGGTCATAAAGACGACCGATGGAGCCACGCGCAATGCAGAGGTGCTTTCAGCCTTAGAGCCGAGGATGTTCATGTAACTTTTGAGTACTGGTAACCAATATCGTATAGTGGTGGAATCTCCTCCTTTTTCAAGTTTCTTCGTAAGAAGGAGAGCTTGTAACTCATGATGAACGTAAGATACAACAGCGAAGCGTTGGTCGACGACCCGCTTTCCAGGCATGGCAATCTCTTCCTCAATGAGGGACAAAGGTGCTGTCTCCCATGCATCACGCGCCGCAAGGGTCGCAAGGAACGAGATGTAGGTTGCATAATCTTTAAGTTTGTCCGAGAGAAGATAACTAAGAGTCCATCTCTCATCAAGAAAAAAGTGAGTGTGCAATGTGTCAAGAATCCACTGCACAAGTTTCATACAAGAGTCAGCAAGTTTCTCGGAAGAGTCAACGGCTCGCGATGCCATATTGATACGGTTGAGAAAAGCAGCTTCAGTGATACCGATATCATCGACACCAAGAATACGGTGGATATGAGCCCAAATGGATTTAACATCTTCGAGCGGTTCAGCTATTCCCTGCGTTGAAATCTCAAGAGAATCTAAAGATTCCATCATAATCGCAGCGGCTGCATTAGCTTCCTCAACCTTGGGTATTTCAGCATTCAAGGCTGCCACAATTTTTGTCGCCCGCAGCATTAGCAAGCAACACATCTTTTTGGTTAATTTTGCTGGACTTTTGTTGGAAAACACGACGAGCGTACAAAATAGCAAGCACGATAGAAGCGGCAGTAC